GGTATGCATGCCGGCGTCCTGTATTTTCATCACAGGCATAGCGTAGGTCAGGGCCAGGCTGTCGCCATCGTCAGGGCTGATGCCGAGGCGCTTCTTGATATCGTCTTTCTTCTCAAGCTGCAGCTGGTCGCGGGCGTTGTGGTTGTACTCGGGGCTGGTCAGTTCGGTTTCCAGTTCAGGGTCGTCATCGATTGCCAGGCCGGCGCGGATGCCCTCGCGCATCTTCCACCACATATACGTGCGCATGTTCGAATAGTGGGCGTCAGGCGCTGCACAGGCGAAGTTCACATCGATGATCGGCACGCCAGGCAGCAGGCGGCGCAGCTGGTCGGCGATCGGGCCGCCCACCCCGGTGCTGTCGACAAAAACGGCGTCCGGCTTCTGCTCGACCACCACCGTGCAGACCTTGGCGATAAAGCGCGTCGTGTCGCGCGTCTCGCTGCCCGGTATCTTGATTTTGGGGATGGATCGCGCGTCCAGGCCGCGGCGGAACCTGATCACGTTGTTGTCGGAGCCACCGCGGGCAATGTCGATGCCGCACACCAGGGCATCGCTCAGCGTGTAGGAAGCCTCGCGCTTCATTGAAGCGGCCACCCAGTCGGTCGGTATCAGCTGCAAGTCGGAAGCCCTCGGGAATACGCCGCGCACCCGCACGCGGACAAAGTCGGAATCTTCGCCGTAGTCGGCGACCCATTTTGCAATCTGGCCCTTGTTCGACATGCGCGCGCGGCGGCTGTCGATCTGCCGGTGAATCCAGCGGTGGGCGTACTTGGCGAAGCACTGGCGAAAGCGGCCACTGTTGCGCGTTGGGTTGCCGAAGCAGACCCACATGATTTCCGTGTTGGCGTCGGTCAGTGCGCCCTCGGTCACTTCCCAAATCATGTCGGCGATGGTCGACGCCTCGTCGAACACGATAATGATGCGCTTGCCTTGGTTGTGCAGGCCGGCGAATGCCTCGGTGTTGTGCGCCGACCACGGCACCTGATCGATACGCCAGGTCTTTTCATGGTCCGGGTCCACGCTGAATATCGCCGTCGCGGTCAGCTTGAACCAGTGCCGAATGATGCTCAGCCTGTACCACTTGGCCAACTCAGCCCAGGTCTTGGTGCGCAGCTGGGTTTCCGTGTTGGCGGTCACCACACCCTTGGTATCGACGAACGTCGACAGCGCCCACAGGATCAGCCAGGACACCAGCGCCGACTTGCCGATGCCGTGACCGGAGGCGACCGCGATCTGGATCGCCTCCCAGCTGTTGATCTCGCCAGCGCGCAGCGAGTCGCCCAGCATGTTGAGGATATCGGTCTGCCACACGTCCGGGCCTTCCTGACTCTCCAGTTCGCCCTGGCCCCAGTCGAACGAGTAGATCACCCAGCCCAGCGGGTCATGCTGAAAGCGCGACATATCGTCGGCAAGCGCCTGCTCCAGATCATCCTTGGTCGGGGCGTGCGCCAAGGCTGTCACTTGGCGGCGTCCTTGGCTTTCCTGGCGCGCTCCCTGGCCGCGAGCATGCGCGCAGCAATGCCGGTGGTATCGGTCACCTCGATCTGCTCGGCGAACGCCCGCACGCCGACATGCTTGCCAATCAGCTCCAGGGTGCGCAGCTTGTCCTGCAGCTTGATCTTGCCGGTCTTCATGTCCACCTCTTTTACCATCTGCCGCCAGATCAGCGGCCACTGCTTGATGGGCAGCAGCTTGCCGTCGTCGTCGAATATGTCGGCCACGTCCATTGTTTCGATGGTCGCCAGGCGCTGCAGCACATAGTCGGCGTCGATGCCGGTGCGCTCAGCACGCTTGGCCAGCTGGGCGTCGTAGTAGGCTTTCACATGCGGCAGGGTCATGGCCTTGCACACGGCGCCATGCGACCCGGCGCTGCTGTATCCGGCCTGCAAGCCGGCGTCGCGCAGGGTTATGCCCGGCGTGCTCATCAGCACCTCGATCAGTGCCAGCTGCTTCTGCGTCAGCCGTTTTTCGGTCGGTTCCTTCGTCTTCATCATCCACCACGCTGAAACGAAAGACCCCGGCGCGTGGCCGGGGTCAGGGTTGGACATTGCGCCACCACGGGCACAGGCAAAGCCTACTGGCAGCGGCGTGCGCGGGCAAGACGCTTACTGATCTTCGCCTGGAAACATCAGCCGGAAGTCGAAGAAGAAGGAGTACGGCTCGGCGCCGGCTATCAGGTTCTCTATGGCCAAGACGTAGGAAACAAGCGGGGGATGCATATAGGGCTCGATGTTGCCCAGGCGACCAACCCGTACAGCGCCCAGCGTTTCGATGTTGAATCCGGTGATGCGGTTGGTCAGGGCGCCAGGGGTAACGCTGTGCTTGGCCTGTATCGGTGTCAGTGCCCCAGAAACCCCGAGGTCACGGTTCAGCGTGGTGACGTTGGTCCCACCCGTAAAACTGGCCTCGTACAGATCAACCTTGAGCGATTTGCCGGGTGTGATGTACTCGCGGCCGAGCGATACCATTTTGATTTCTGGCACGACCCAACCGAAGTACATCGGCGCGCCAGCATCCATAGTCCAAGTGTGTTCGGCTCGCCAGATAAGGCCGCGGACAGCGGAGGCTAGCAGCGTATCCCTGGTGACAATGGCGCTCATTCCGATGTTCTCCTATTCGATGGCCGCGGTCAGCGGCGTGATTCGTGCCTCGACATGCGGGAACTCGCCGTAGCGCTTGCGGGCGACCAGGTCGACCACCTGCACGTCATCGACCCAAACGATAGCATTGAAGCTGTCGCAGAGCGCTTTCACCACGTTGTCAATGTCGGGCTTGCTCGCCGGGAACAGTTCGCCGGCCAGCGCTTGGGCTCGCTTCTTCTTCGACCAGCTGGCCGGCACGCTGCGCACCAGGCTCAGCTCGAGCAGGCACGGCCCCGCGATAGGCTCGCGCCCACCCATGGCCTTGCGGGCCTCGTCGGCCACCAGCTGCTCGTAGGTGCGCGTCTTCTCGGGCGTGTACATTCGCACAAAGCCGCCCTGGCTTGACGCCTTTGGTCTGCCCTTGCCCACCGGCTCCCCTTCGATGATGACCAGCACGCCGCCGCTCATGGGAATACCCACAACAGCAGCAGACCAACCGCCAACAACGGCACAACCGTGATCAGCTGCGCGCCCCAGGAAAAACCACCATTCTCGTCCATCATTCCACCTCGGCCTGTGGCCATATCCCGCGGGCATACGCCAGCGCTTCCTCGTAAGTGCACGCCTCGCCGACCATCGCGATCGGCGTGCGCCCTGGCAGCAGCACCTTCCAGCTCTTTTTGGTCACGGCTCGCCATCCCGTGCGCCGCGCAGGAACAGCGACAATACGCCGATAAACAGGCAGTAGGCGATAACCGCCAGCATCGCGGCGATCATGGCTTCACCTTCTGCAGCTCGGCGAGCTTGGCGTCGATGCGGTCGAGTACCTTGCACGGCTCGTCGTGGTCGTGATAATCCGCGGGATAGTGGTGTATCGAATCGCACTCAATGCCACGCCTCATTTCAGCCATGAGTGCCACAAGATCAGCGTCATGCGATGGCGATGGCAGCGCGGTGTAGAGCGGTATTGTCGCGCCCGGAGCCTTGTGCTTCCAAACCACGACACCGTCCGGCATGTAAACGGCTGAGTTTTTGAGTCTGTCGATGGTACCCTGCCATGTCCACGCCACCGCCTCACCCTGCACAGGCTCAGGCGCGGTCAGAATATCGCGAGCAGGTAGCGCAGCATCGCAGTTCTCGCACATGCCGGAGCCGTGAATGAAGCCGGCGCCATAGCTGGTTGCCGGGTATTGGTCACCGCACGCGCAAACCACCAGAGCGGCAGACGCGGCTTTGGCCATCTCGATAAGTCCATCAAGACAAGCCAGCGAGGCCTTGTGCACGCCGCCATAACGCTCTCGCTGTTGCTCCATGGCTCGCTTTGCCAGCTCAAGGCCGGCGATGTGTGATTGATCGAGGGTCATTGCGGTTTCTCCTTGAGTGACTTTATCAGCGCCGTTGCTCGCATAAGACTTACCCGCTCCAGCTTCAGTGCGAGCAGTAGTGTGTTGTAGTCGCTGAGGCTCACGTATCCCTGATAGTCGCTAGGACCGCACTCAGTCATCGTTCGATCGGCGGTTGGCCGCCATCGACGAGGCGACTGGTAGCGCTTAATGCTCCGCATCAATCCACCTCCTTGCCGCTGGATAGCGCGGCGTCGATAGTCGCGAGCAGCGGGGCAGCCCACACCTCAACCTTCTTGCAGCTTAAAAATTCATCGTCACCATCTGCGCTAATGGCTTGCCCGTTGACGACAAATCCTTGCTTTGTGATGCCTGCTGGAAACATGGCTCGCAGCGCGTTCATCGCCTCCCGCAACCTCTCACTCTCGCCAAGCTCCAGGCGAAAACGAGCCTCTTCATGGCGGAGCAGGTCGTGCAGCCGCAGATTATCGGCGGCGAGGGCGTCGCGCTCTCGCTCGACAGTTGCGCAATGCGTTGCGACCTCATGCAGTCTCGATTCAAGCGCCTGCACGTCGCGGGAGGCGTTGAGGCGGGCGACTTCGTCGAGCGCCCAGTTGTATGCGTCAGCCTCAATCTTGCCTTCGCGACCAGATCCCTGGTTCCACACCTTGCGATCAGGCAGCGCCACGCCCGCCTGCTTCAATGCGGAAATCTCAGCCTGCAATTCCTGAATCTTGACTTCAAAGTCATATTTATTTTCCATACACCACCTGTTCATTTTTTGACCAATTAAAGCCGCTTCACCAGCGACCACCACCACATTTGCCGCTTTTCTCGTAAATCTCACCGCAGATACAGCTTCAATATCGCCAGCAAGGCCGCGCATTTGCGTTCTTACTGGCGTTCGGCATGCGACTAGGGCCGACGTACTGCTTCGCTGTTGTCTTCGCTCTCTGCGGCCTCTGGCTCGCCTTGTTGTTCTTCCTCACGCTCAGCCTGTTTCAAATCCGCCTCCCACCTGTCGATGATTCGCAGCAGGATCGCGCCGACATGCTCCGGTTGGTTTCCCATGGCCTTACCCTCAGTCCAGAAGCGAGCCGCCGTAAACGCGGCCCATCGGTGGCTCGTAGCCGTTCAAGTCGCTGAAAAGGCTGTATTTGCCCTGGTAGCGCACACGCACAGTGCCAGGCTCGATATCCCGAGCAACGCCCACGATGATCTCGGCCACGCCGCGGGATGCCGTGTTGTCGTCGTAGACTTCATCGCGGTACACAAAAATTATCGTGTCGGCGTCCTGCTCGATGCTGCCGCTGTCGCGCAGGTCGGACGGAATGGGGCGCTTGTTCGGGCGCTGCTCCAGCTGGCGGTTGAGCTGCGACATGGTCAGCACTGGCACGTCGAGTTCCTGGGCCAGCAACTTGAGCTGGCGCGTGACTTCACTCACCCGTTGCACGGCGTTGGCCCTGGAGTCCTCAACGTCGACCAGGCCGATATGGTCAACCACCAGCAGATCGAGGCCATGGCGCAGCTTGTGGCGGCGAGCAGATGCGCGAATGCGATTGACGGTCGCGCCCTTGCGGTCGTACAGCACCAGGCCAGACTGCCTGATCATGCCCACGGCTTGGTTCAGCTCCCTGGAGTGCGTGCTGGTGGCAGAGCCATCGCGCAGCGCCTGGTACGGGATGCCGCCAAGCGAAGCAAGCGACTTGTCCATGATCTGGCTGCCGGACATTTCCAGCGAGTAAACCAGCACCTGCTTGCCGTCACGCACCGCGTTCTGGTCTGCGATGTTCATCGCCAGCGTGGTCTTGCCCATCTTCGGCCGCCCGGCGATAACCACCAACTGGCCACCCTTGAGCCCCAGCAGCTTGTCATCCAGCGACTTGATCCCAGTCAGCAGCCCATCGATCTTGCCGCCCAGCCGCTCGCGCCGGTTCATCTCGGCGATATGCCGCTCTACGGCGTCGGCCGCGGTGATCGTTTCCGGTGATGCCGATTCGCAGTTGATCCCCAGGATCTCGGCATGGGCCCTGGCGATCTTGTCTTCAGCGCTTGCGTCACTGCCGGCGAGTTCCTGCACGGTATCGGCTGCAGCCATCAGCGAACGGTCAATGCTGCGCTCGAGGATGATTCGGGCGTATTCCTTGGCGTTGGCCACGCTCGGCGTGTTGCGCTGGATATCGGCAACGTAGGCCAAAGCGGCGTCGCCGTTGTCCATGACTCCGATCCGCTCGGCCACGGTGAGGAAATCAATACCGGTGCCAGTGGCCTTCAGCGCCTGAATCGCCTTGAACACATCGCGGTTGTACGAGAAGAAAAAATCGGATGCCTTCAGGTCTGCCGCCAGAACGTCGATCAGTTCCGGGCGAATCAGCATTGCCCCCAGCACTCCCTGTTCAGCTTCCTGGCTGTATGGATCGCGTGTCATTTTCAAACCCCCAAGACCTTCAAAACGTTTTCTTCTCGCGTCACAAACTCAAGGTCTGCCTTCCAGCCCCTATCGTTTTCACCACACCAGTGCTTGTTGGTGACGCAGCGAGAAAAATACTTTTCCCAAAATTCAATTCCACGATCCTTGAACGGCTTCTTGTCGCGCACGGTCAGGTCATAGGTCCGTTTGATGTTTTTCCTGCGCTTTTCGTTGAGCACTTCCGCCCCCAGGAATATCCCGCCGCACACTCGCTGGTAAGCGTTCAGGATTTCCTGATACGGGGTGTCGTCGATTTTCCGCTTCCTGGTTTTCAATCCCTCCCCGTCGTGCTTGCTCGACAAGTGCTCTTGATCTTGATCTTGTTTTATATCTGTATCTGCATCTCCCGAGCGCGCGTGGTTGACGTTTCGTTGGTACGTCCGTTGAACGTCCGTTGCAACGTCCGTTGAATCTGCGTCTATAAGTTGTTGTTTTAAAAGCGCTCTTGCTTTTGCAGATGCTTTGCCTGCATCGCTGTTTTTCTTCCACTTTCCGCCCACTTTTTCCAAGTCTGCCTCCACTCTAAAGTGCGTCCACTCCCCACTTTTTACGTGGAAAAACTCTTTCAACGTCCGTTCAACATCCGTCCAACGTTCGTTGGATAACCGGGCCACTGAAGCAAGGCGGTCGGCCCTTAATGGCTTCCCTGTCTGCCAGTAACTGAACAGCAACAACAGGTAGGCGCCATGCTCTTCAGTCGTCAGATGCGCGGTGTCCGCCAAGTAGTCGGCCACGTACAACTGCATGTACGGAAGCGCCGCCATAAATCATTCCTCCCCAAGCGCCAGAAACTCGCTCACCTTCATGTCGAAGGCAGCAGCGAGCTGTTCAATCGTCCTGATATCAGCAGACGGCCGATTGGCCAAGCGGCTGATCCAGACGGGCCCACAACCAAGCTTTGCAGCCAGTTCGCGTTGCGACAAGCCAGCCTTGGCCAGCGCGACCTTTAGGCTCTTTCCTACGTTCATGATCTGGTTCCTATTTGGATGTTCGACGCCGCGAACTATAAAGCCTGCCTTGTCGTAGAGTCAACCGCCTGCGGTATAAAAAACATATTGACCAAGGCTATTCAAATACCTATTATTCGTCTCACAGATGGCCGACTGCCTTACCGCTGCAGCCATCTTGCCCCGCAATAACGACACGGGGCCGCCGCTGGGGCGCAGGAGCAAACCAGATGCAATGCGGGAAGGCACCGCCCGGGCGATCAGGTGCAACCACCTACCGAGGAAAATGGACATGCTGAATATCAACGAAGAATCTCTAAAAACCGCAATCGTCGCCCAGGTCGCAGACCAGCTGCTTAGCGAAGACGCCGACCTTTCGCGCATGGTCGACAAGGAAATCAAGAATCGCATCGACAAGATCTTCGACGAGCGCGTAACCAGCCAGATCCAGAAGGCAATCGACGAGACCATTAACGGTTCGTTTGAGCGCGAATACCGCCGCGTTAATCAGTGGGGTGATCAAGAGGGGCCGGCCACCACGATCCGAAATGAGCTGGAAAAAACGGTTACCGCTTACTGGAACGCAAAGGTAAACCCTTCCAATGGCGAGAAAGCAACCAGCGACTACAACGCGGTGACTCGCGCCCAGTGGTTGATGACCAAAATCTGCGCCGAAGATTTCAGCAAGCAGATGCAGCAGTGCGCCGCAAACGTCACTGGGTCCCTGAAGGACGGGCTGCGGAATCAGCTTGCCCAGCAGATGGATCTGATGCTCAGCGGCTTGTTTAACGTAAAGAGCCTGCAAGACCAGGGGAAAGTCGAAAAACCTTATTAATCAACTGCACTCATTCAGGAGAACAGCCATGACCCAAGTACCAATTGACGAAAAACGAATGGCCACAGGCCAAAAGCTTTTGGACGCGGCGCAAGATTTTTGGGATGCATGCCATGCCGAAGGCCAATACGGCGCTGTTCAATGGCTGACCGGCACCAACGGCGAGCTGCTTATCTTTACCCGCGGCGAATACCGCGAGCAGCTAATGAGGAACATCGACACCCTTTCTTGCGTTGAAAAAATTCATCTGTTCGGTGAGCAAATGCCACGCGAAGACGGAGACGAATAATCATGCAAACAACCATCACCCAGGCCGCCGCCGAGCAGGCCATCCACGACGCACTTGAAGCCGACGACGAGCGCATGCTGGAAGCCTTCGCCGACTTCGCTGCTGGCGAGATCGATGACAAGCACATTGCGGCGCTGCTGTTGTCTTTCCTGCCCTGCGGGAAAGGCTCAAGAAACCCAGCTATAGCCGCCGCCATTGGCCAGATGAAAGCCATCGAAGTCTTGAAGACCGAGCTTGACCGTAAGCGCGCCGCCTTCATCGAGCACCAGGCCACCCAGGCAGTGCGTGACGAAGAAGCCCACCAGCTCGCCACCGCAGAGCTCGACAAATGAACGACGACCCCGAAGGAATCGGCCTCGACTGCAGCCTAGGCCACCTGGCCCTGGCCTTCGCTATCGTCGGCGCTGCAACGACCCTATGGGCCTTTTCTATCTGCGCCCTGGCCCTGTGGTGGGCCGGCGCTCTCGGAGCATAAGAATGAACCAGACCCGCACAGCCTCGGCCGTCGAGGCAATCGCAAACGTAGCCATCGGTTTCGGTATCGCGCTGCTGGCCCAGGTGCTGATCTTCCCGCGGTTCGGCTTCACGCCGTCCGCCGCGGATAACCTGCAGATCGGCGCGCTGTTCACCCTGGTATCGCTGGCTAGGTCGTACCTGCTGCGCCGCCTGTTCAACTCCCTGCGCCACAACCCGGATCGGGTGTGGATGATGCTCGGCCTGCCCATCATCGCCGTCTTCTACGCCGCCCTGGCCTTTGGAATGCTGCCATGACCGAACACGACCTGATCCTGGTCGCCAAGTACCAGATGGCAATCCTGTGGAACCTGCGCGCCGGCACCGTGTTTGCCGACAGCGGCCTGGTGATTCATGGCGAACCGATCGGCACGGACCCCGTCGATGCCCTGTGCCGCGCAATCAGCAAGTGCGCAGAGAAGCACGACGCCAAGATGAATGAGGTGGCCGAATGAGCGAAAACAAAAAGCTAGAGCGGGCGAGCGGGATAGACAACCTATTCCTGACCAACAAGCTGCGCCGCAAGACGAACCGCGAGCGCAGTTGTGCGCTGCTGCGCTTCCTGGGCGTTGACTTCCAGATCAAGAACGACGGCGCGCACCTGATCGTTCGCCACAACGGCAAGACCGTCGACTTCTGGCCAGGCACTGGCAAATACATCCCGCGCGAGCCGAAGCCGAAGCACGGTCGCGGCGTGTTCAACATGCTGCAGCTGCTGGGCATCGACCCGAAAGCGGCAAAGGCTGACAGCGCCAGTTGACATAATGGCCGGCGGCCATATAATCGAACTTGCAACATCACACCGAGGAAGCCGTGAGCATTATCAAAGTCCGCGCCAGCAGCTGGGGAAGCCTATTTTCGTGTGCATACGCATGGGAAGGCGTTCACCTGCTTGGCATGCGCTCGCCATCGTCGCCGCGGGCACTGCTCGGCACCGCCGTGCATGCCGGCACTGCTGCATTCGATGCGGCCCGCGTCCTGGGCGAGCCGATCAGCACCTTCGATGCCGCCGAGGCCGTCATCGATACCCTGCGCCATCCGCGTGAAGATGTGAGTTGGCGCGGCAGCGACCTGAGCCAGAACGACGCCGAGCGGATCAGCCTGGCGCTGCATACCGAGTACTGCAACGTCTGGTCGCCGAAGTACGAGTTCAAGGCGGTAGAGCTGACCACCACGCCGCTGGTGATCGATTGCGGCGGCGGCACCCTGGTCGAGCTGACCGGCACCCTGGACCGTAGCCGGATCATCGCCAGCACCGGCCTGGATCGCATCGGCGACGTGAAGACCGGCCGCGCCGCGGTATCGCAGGGCGTGGCCAAGACCGGCCCGCACAAGGCGCAAATCGGCACCTATCGCCTGTTGTACGAACACACCACCGGCCTGGAAACCGACGACGTGTCGGAGGTGATCGGCATGAAGACGGGCGGCAAGCCCGAGATCGCCACCGGCACCCTGACCGGCGCCAAGCAGCTGATGACCGGCACCGATGAATATCCAGGCTTGATCGAGATCGGCGCGCAGATGTTCCGCACCGGTCTGTTCCCGCCAAATCCCCAGGCATTCACCTGCAGCGCTCGCTATTGCCCGCGCTGGAACAAGTGCCCTTACCACCAGTAACCACCGAGGAAGTCACCATGCAAGGCCAAGACCTGTATCTGAAAATCACAGACCCAAGCGGCAAGAGTGGCGCAATCGTTGCCCATCATCGTGTTTGGGATCGCGAGCGATTCATCACCGCGGAGATAAAGCTGCACAGCAAGCCCGAGAAACAAGAAGATCGCCGGGCCGTCACCATCGCCACCGAAGCCGAGTATCGCAAAGCGAACGGCTACAAATCGGAGTTCTGCAAATGACCGAACAAACCCCCAAGCCGCTGGCCCAGCTCCAGCAGTCGGCAGTAGCCAGGCCCCGCGGAGACGCGGCTATGTCGCTGCTCACTGGCGCCGGCTTCGACCAGCTGCAGCGCGTGGCCAATGCCCTGAGTAAGTCGACCCTGGTGCCGGTCCAGTACCGCGCTTTTGTCGAAGTGAAGGACTACGGCAAGGTGGTCGGCCATGAGCCAAACAGCTCTGGCCTGCCGAACTGCATCGTGGCGCTGAACATGGCGCAACGTATGGGCGCCGATCCTTTGATGGTGATGCAGAACCTGTACATCATCGAAGGCCGGCCGAGCTGGTCCAGTCAGTTCATCATCGCCGCAATCAACAGCTGCGGCCGCTTCAGCCCGCTGCGCTTCGAGATCAGCGAGCCAGGCGAGCAGGAAGAAGTCGTGTACACCGCGACCGTCTGGAAGAACAAGCAGAAGGTCGAGGAACAGCGCAAGGTCAAAGTGCGGCACCAGACCTGCCGCGCTTGGGTGATCGAGAAGGAAACCGGCGACCGCCTGGACGGGCCGACCGTCAGCATCCAGATGGCAATCGACGAGGGCTGGCTGACCAAGAACGGCAGCAAGTGGCTGACCATGCCTGAAATCATGCTGCGCTATCGCTGCGCCAGCCTGTTCGGCCGGCTGTATGCGCCCGAGTTGCTGATGGGCCTGCAGACTGTCGAGGAAGTCCGCGACGTGATCGAGCCGCGCGACGACGACATTGTGGTGCGAGCCGTCAACGTGGCTGACCTGCGCGACGAAGAACCGACGCCCCCGGCAATCATCGAGGACGAAGCCCCCGACGGCGAGGTCAACACCGAAACCGGCGAGATCATCGAGCAGGAGAAAGAAGCCGCGCCAGAGAAGGCCAAGCCGAAGGAAAAGGCCAAGCCCGCCACCAACGAAACCAGCCAGAGCGGCGACCTGCCGCTGATGGAGTAAGCCATGGCAGCCGCGACCATCATCGACCAGTACGGCCACGCCAACCGCTTCAAGGCGGTGCTGGTAGCGGCTGAGCTCAACGCCACAACCCACTGGGAAATCGAATTCACCAACGACCTGCGCGTGCGCTTTGAAAGCTGGGGCCACCGCATGCAGTTGAGTGATCTGCAGCGCAATCAGCTGAACCGGATAGCCGGCGAAGACTGAACCAAAACCAACCGAGGAAACACCGCATGAAAATGGAACATAAAGCGATTATCGACCGTGCTGCACGTGAAGGCCTGAGCCCGTCCGAACTGGCCGGCGAACTGCTGGTGCATGACCTGCTTACCAGCGCGCTGGGCCAGGTCCGCGGCCATGCCGTGGCGTTCAAGAACATGTCCGAGCAGCAGCAGGACGCCGCAATTTTCACCATGCAGGAAGAGTTCAAAAAGGCGGTCGACCTGGCCATTCGCATCATCGCCGGGGCCGGCACCAAGACCGTGCGCATGCAGCTGAAGAAGGTGGCGATCGGCACCAAGTACCAGATCCAGGGTATCGCCGAGGGCAGCGAGGAACACCTGCACGCGCTTTGTGACAAAGCCCAGGACCAGAGCGACGTGCTGATTGTCCTGTACGAACAGGACTACGAGCAGGGCCTGGACGCCATCCAGGGCGAGAAGGACCAGAAGACCCTGCCGCTGGGCGACGATGCGCCGAAAGAGAAGAAGCCGCGCGGCCAGACCAAGAAGGCCGGCGATATCGCCAAGGCCATCGAGCTGCCACCGGCACTGATCGACCAGGCCCGCGAGTTCGTCACCAAGCAGCAGAACGGCACCGTCGCCGGCCTGCAGAATCAGCTCAAGTGCAACCACGACAAGGCCAAGGCACTGCATGACGTGCTGGCCGCCGAGGGTCTGTTGAGCGAGACGGCGAACGAGCGCGGCGACCGCGAACTAGTGCGCAAGCCGGCAGAGGATCAGAAGCAGGAGGCAGGCGACGAGCCAGGTGTTGACCCGGTCATTTCCGCCATCGTCGACGACGCGCTGTACGTAAAGGCGAAAACCGCTGTGCTGCTCGAGCGCCGGACCGGCACCACCTTTCTGATGGGCGAACTGGCCATTGACGACGACCTGGCTGCCGCCGTGCTGGAGCGCCTGCAGGCCGACGGCGTGGTCAGCGAAGAGAACGAAATGGGCGGCCGGACGATCCTGATCGACGCCTAAATACAAACCGCCGCGCCTTTCCGGCGCGGCATCCATCTGGACAAGGCCATGAAATCACCACGCGAGAAGTACCTGAACGATCCTGAATATCACGAACTCGTCAGATGCCTCGAAGGCTTCATCGAGCGCGCGCAGTTCACGCCTTCCGAGCTTCGTGAGGCCGCAGTACTGGCTTCCATCAACTACGAAATGCGCCATATCCGTGGACAACATATCGACCCACGCGCCGCCGAGGCATTCCGCGTTCTCGACGAATTCACAACGCGCAATCCACGCCGATAAACCGCTTGACTTGATGGCCGTGCGCTATATTATTTATGGCGCATGGCCATTTTTATATGAGGAAACAGGGAATGCACATCCAGAAAATCGAAATTGCGAACGTCGCCGGCCTGGCCCGCGCTGATATCAACCTCGGCACCGGCGTGTTGCTGGTGGCTGGCGACAACATGAGCGGCAAAACCAGCCTGGTCGATGCCATCAGCATGGCGCTGACCGGCGTCCCGTCGCGCGTGACCAAGAAAAAAGACCTCGACCAGCTGCTGCACAACGGCTCGAAGAAAGGCCGCGTTACCGTCTACAGCGGCGGCGAGATCATGGGCGAGTTCAAGCTGCCGAAGGGCGAGTTCGCCGGGCCTGAGCTGAAGAACGCCGAATACCTGCCGCTGCTGCTCGACCCTGCCAAGTTCGCCGCCCTGAGCAACGACGAGCGCCGCGGCCTGCTGTTCAAGATCACCGGCTGCAGCGCCAGCATGAAGACCATCGAGCCGATGCTGATCAAGCGCGGCGTCGACATGAAGCTGTTTGGCGAGGCGCAGGCCATGCTGCGCTCGGGCTTCCAGGCTGCCGAGAAGTACGCCCAAGACAAGGCCCGCGAGGCCAAAGGTGCCTGGAAGGCCACGACCGGCGAGAACTGGGGCAGCGACAAGGCCGAAGACTGGGAGGTTGAGCTACCCAACGCAGACGCCCCGACTGACAAGGCGATCGAGCTTGCAGCCGGCCAGGTGGTGACCACGCAAAAGAGCATCGCCGACGGCCAGCAGTTCCTCGGCCAGCTGAAAGAGCGCCAGCGCCAGGCAGAAGGCGCCAACCAGCGCACCGCCGAACTGCGCGAGCGTGCCGAAGGCCTGGGCCGTGCACAGGCCAAGCTGGCCAACACCGAAGACGACTTGATTGCTTGGACGGCGAAGGCGGTCGAACTGACCGAGCAGGTAGCAGCGGCCCGCAACAACGTCGGCGGCTGCGAATGCCCGAGCTGTGGAGCCAAGCTGAAGATGGAAGGCGGCGAACTGAAGCCGTACCAGCCCAGCGCAGACAGCGGCAATCTGGCTTTGTTGCAAGTCGAGTTGAAGAAAGCCACCGATGCCCGCGACCTGTTGCAACGCACCCGGCGCAACGACCTGGCCCTGGTCACCAATGCCGAGCAAGCGCAGGCCGATCTGGCAGCCGCTGAAACAGCGCAAGGCGAGGCCGCAGACGAAAGCAAGATCGTCGCCACGGTCGAGGCGCTTAATGGCCTGCAGCAGCGTCTGGCGAGCGAGCAGGCCAAGGTATCGGCGCTGACCGAACTGCACGACCAGATTGCCGGCGCCGCCGCCACCACCAAGAAGGCCGGCGCATTCCACGCAGAAGTCACCGCCTGGCTGGCCATCGCCGACGCCATGGCACCGGACGGCATCCCAGGCGAACTGCTGGCCATGGCTCTGGCGCCGATCAACCAGTCACTGGAAATGCTCGCCGGCCTGGCTGGCTGGCCGCTGGTTGAGATCAGCCGAGATATCGAGATCCACAGCCAGGGCCGCCCTTACGCGCTGTGCAGTGAGTCCGAGCAGTGGCGTGCTGACGCCCTGCTGGCGATCGCCATCGCCCAGCTGACCGATATCAAGCTGGTCGTGCTCGATCGCTTCGACGTGCTGATGCTCAAGGCCCGCGGCCAATTGCTGGGCATGCTCTGCAAGCTGGTGCAGCTCGGCAACATGGATACCGTGATCATGCTCGGCACCATGAAGGAGATCCCCGCAGGCTTGCCAGCCGAGGTGACTGGGGTGTGGGTCAAGGATGGGCTGGCAGAATGATCAGCCAAGCCACCCACCCGCGGCGTCACGCCGCCTACACTGAGCGCCAGCAGGCCGAGCGTGGCCGAGCCCTGGCTAGCGCGCTCACCGCCGCAGAAGCAGCCAAGCGCATGGGCATCACCGCCCAGCGCGCCGAACAGATCGCCGCCAAGTACGGCTTTGTATTCCAGCCACCGAGGAAATTGAAATGACCGACACCCAAGACGCAAGAAGTGCCGACAAATTTGTGGTGCGCTTGAAGCAAGGCCAGCGCGCCCGGCTCAAAGATCGCGCCAAGGCCGAGCAACACGCCATGAATGACATTGTGGTCGTGGCGCTCGACCGCTATCTGGACCAGGGGGACCGCTTCGACAAGCTGATGGATCTGGTGGATAAGGCCACGCAGCCGCAGACAGGGGCATTCGTTACGATCAAGCGCGAGCACCTGCTGTCGCTGTACAAGTCGGCTCGTGAAGATCAAACCATGTTCGATAGCGTCGCGCTGGCTGCTGCACAAGATGCTATGGGCATACTGGAGTGAAGGCCATGACCACGCCACCCGTTACAACCATCACCGACGAGCTGCTGGCTGAGATTGAAGCGGCGGCCACCGAAAGCCTGGAAGGCTGCCGGGTATGGTTTGATCTTGATAGTTATGCGGTTAAAGCCCTAGACGAATGCGATGTTCATCACGTTATCGCGGCCAGCCCCGCAAACGTCCACGCCATCATCGCCGAACTCCGCACCCTGCGCGCCGAGAGCGCAGTTCTCACGGCCGAGAACGCAGCGCTGTCGACGGATGCGGGGCGGTATCGGTGGTTGCGGTCCGCTGATGACTGGCCAGATCTTGGCATGGGCGCCAATAGCTGTGACGCCGCCATCGATGCCGCCATGCAGGAGAGCAGCCAATGAACGGCATGTCACGCAGCGCCAAGCAGCAGCGCATCGAAGGCCAGGCGGGCGTCAACCGCGAGCGTTGGCACCACAAACCTACCGGCCGGCGCGCGGTGCTTGTCATGGAAGTGGCCGGCGCGTGCGAGCTGGAAGGCCTGGACGGGAACGCCATCTACGCCAACCGGGCGGACATGGACAATAACGACGTGTGGGAGCGCATACCATGATCTCGATACTGTTCGCCGCGCTGTGCGTCGGCTACGACGCCAGCAACAGCTGCATAGACCGCCAGGTATTGCCGGCTGGCATGTGGGAGGGACCGACGGCACCAATCGAATGCGATGCCGAGCTGTTTGCCTCGCAGCGGCGCCTACAGGCTGAAGGCTTGGAGCATCAAATGTTGCTGTACTGCGAGACTGAAAGCCGCGTCGAGTAACGCCAGAAAGAGAAAGCCCGGCATGTGCCGGGCTTTTTTGTGGGCGGTGATCAGCGTGCTGCCTGCCTCACTCCGTCATACGTCCGCTCGCAGGTTCCACCTGCAGCCCTGGCCCGTTGAGCAATTTCTGCCATTGCTCGACCTTCTGCCTCCACGCTTCCAAGCACGTCGGCAAACACTCTGGCGGCGTCGGCCCTTGCCTGGCGCTCGCCGGCAGTTCCGGCATTGCAGGTAGCGAGCCGGGTTGCAAGGCGACCAGCTTCGGCCCGCACCCCGCGAGCGGTATCAGCAGCAACAACAGCAGCGCGGCGCGCTTCTTCAAGTTCGGCATGGCCTTTGTTCCCCTCAGTGTCTGCGACTTCCTGCTGTGCGCGCTCGATCACGCGCACCACGGTTACAGTCTGCGCCTGTTCCTGGGCAATCCCTTCGCCCAAGCGCCAGCCGTTCACCTTCCACCCTGAACCAAAGCACAGGGCTGCCAGCAGGCCATAGATGGTTGAGCGCTCCAGCAGCATGGCTATCATTGCGCCAGCTCCCAGTGGGGAGAATCGCTCTCGCCCTTCTCGCGCCGCTTGCCGTTCATGTTCCAGTCAGCGCCGTGCCGTATCGCCACGCCCAGTTCATCAGCCGCCTGCATCATCGCGTCGGCGATGGCGTCGAACTTGGCAAGGTCGTTCCAGTCGACCGGGTAGGGCACCAGGTCAACCGCATGCCCGTAGCCGTCGGCCTGCTTGAAGTGGTTGGACTTGAGCGTCCAAGTCACCATCTGCAGCTTCGGCTTGGCCAGCGCAGGGTCAACACCAGCCGCCACCAGCTTGGCCGGCGTCCTGCCCTGGCTGTACAGTTCACGCTGGCGCTGCTCGGTGCGCACGCCTTCCAGCACCATAAAGTCCTGAGTCGTAATCTCGATGGCGCGCTTTACCACGCGCCCCAAGTTGGGGTGCACGCCGTCTAGCTTGCTGATGCTTCTTGTGCCGAGTGCAAAATTACCCATTAAGGCCTCCGCTTATCAGTATTGGCTGCCCCACGCGTCACACGTTAGCTATAACGTGATGATTCTCACGTCAGGGCGGGCGCTGGCGTATAGGGTTTCTAGGATTGTCATTAGACCTCACCAACACCGGCACGCCAGTGCAACCTAAGGGCTGTACCTGCTGGGAAATTCCCGCTATGTGACACAATACCAGGCCGAATAGCGTTCGCGGTGACGACGTAAACGACAGGGGTCGCCGCAACAGCTCCGGCTACCGCAGCAGGCGGGGTGTTCTTAATTACTACAGACACCGCGCTTGCTGCGTCAGTGGACATGCGGCACTCCTGGTTATTTGAGGGATAGGCAAGAGCCGACCACATGCACCTGCGCTCACTAATTGCAGGCAGGCGCAGTGTTTCTTCGGTCGATAGGGTGTTGTGGTGCAATGAGTGTTCGGGGGTGGCAGGTTATTCGGGAGCTGGTTTAGGCGGGTAAAGCAGCGCCCGCTATAAAAGCCGGGCGCGGTAGTGTTTAGGCAAGCTCTAGCGTGACGACCCTCACGTCAGGCCTGAAGCTTAGGTTCGGCGGCTAACCTCGTACCAGGTAGCCCCTTGTCTAGTCAGAGTTATCACATTGCCGGACACCATGTTGAAGCTAGCGCTACCCTGTAGTTGGATTGGTGTCCCATGGGTAATAGTCCTGCTCCCGGTAGCCCGAATGTACAGCGTCTGATCTACCGACCCACCAGTGAAGTCAGTAACGGGTGTGCCACTGGCAGCCATAGTACACTGTCTAGCGTTCTTAACGTTGGGCGTGGCGGTGCCCGAGTTGATGGCAAAAAGATTATTTGCGTCAACAACCCCCGAGTAGTTCGAGGTGTTGCCAGTAGATAAGTTGTCTCTCATTTTAAGGAGGGCGCCCATCAGTATCCCGTCGGTTCCGTTGTCCGTTGCGGTATGGCTAACCAAAGAGCCGTCCTGTGTGAAAGTAGCGCCGATCTGTACCCCACGGGCAGTGTTGTTCTGCGTGAAGTTACTTGATGCGCTTACGTAAGTCGCGTCAACAAATACGCCCGTAGCTCCGTTTATGTTTGACACATTGCCAATTAACCGGACGCTTTTGGCTGCCGTGACGTTGATGCCATTCGCACCATTGTTACTAGTGTCATTTCCCCCGACTATATGGTTTCCCGACTTGCCTGCACCTGTCTGACTGACAAGTATACCGTGAGCAAGGTTACCAACTGACTTGTTATTACAGATCGAAGAACTGCTAATATCCTTGCAGAAGATTCCGGTCTTATACACCGACCCTTGGACAGTTATGTCGTTGTGGAAGATATCAATCAGCCCGTTAGCTAAGCCTTCAGTGTTCGGGTCGAAGGCGCAGATACCGTACCACCGGGGGGATGTGATTGTGTTATTACCAATCTTTACGTTACTCGCGTTAAGGCTCCCGATTGCGCCGGGGGCGAGCGTCTCGGTAAATACGCTGCCTGTGGTTTCGTGCGTGTGGGTGTTGGCGATGGAGTTGTGCATAATCTCCGTACCTTCCCCGCCCTGGTTGTAGACCCCAGCACCGAAAGTAAACGTGCCTGTTGCACTGTTGATAACCTGCCCGGAGATATTATAAATTGTGTTACCAATTACCTTATTAGCGTGGACTGTGTGTAGGGCGGGGTCTTTACGGTACACAATAATCCCGTAGCTCGGCTGATTGTATATGGTGTTTCCTTCAATTGTATTACGGTCAGCTTTCTCTACTATACCTGATTCCGTTGTCTGAATCCCAATTCCAGTCCCGGCCCCATCAAAGCAGTAGTTCCCTTTAACTACGCAATCCGTCACATTTCCGTATAGCCAAATATCCCCGACAGCTTGAGAATTATCATCAACTAATGGATCTACACTACTATTGAATGCAGTGTTGCCGATAATCTTACCTCTGGTGCCATTACGAATAACAAACGCTCCGACCCTATGGTTCTGTGCCCAGCAATTTTCGATTGTTACATCGTCCGCGCCAGTAGCAAAGCATCCTATCCCCTTAAACGTTGAGGTGGTTGCACTCCCTGCCAGGTAGAAGTGCAGCTTACACACACTTACGCGGTGAGCAGTAATCTTGACACAGCTAGTATCATCAGTGAGCTGTCGAATTTGGGCGTTGTACCCACCACCCTCAACCGCCTGTCCTTCGTAGGACACAACCAGCTCTCGACTAATCCCGTAGTAGCTCGTAACCTCCGGGTAGAACACACTGCCATTGATGCCCGCAAGGGCGTGCGCTGCCTCTAGCGCGTCTATCTCGTCACTACCATCACCGACAGCCCCGAACCACGCAACACTCAAGGGTGCGGTTAGCGTAGCGCCTTGCCCGTACTGACGAACCCATGCGCCGCTTGTTCCGGTAGGGTCGGATACAGGGGCAACGTAGACCCCTTGGAGGGGGTCAGATGCGACCTCTACCGACAAGTCCTGCGACCTAAAGCGAAAAACCCCCGACCTGCCGCCCGAGTCAAGGTATCCGGTGACTCCGGTTGACGTCTCGGCGAGGTCTGCTGTGGATGTCACGGTAACAGACGACCGCCCAACCATGGACGCGCCTTTCGACAAGTCAACGTTATCAACCAAATCCTGCCGCAAAACCAACGAGCTGTCGGCCGCTGCATCAATTGCAACCGGGTTGCCGTCCACATCAAAGCTCAGGATCTTGTTGAAGCGCTGGGCCACGCTAGGCAAGCGCGCCGGCACGGGGTCATAGTCCTGCACCCGCAATGCCCGATCAAGCGAGCCGGCGCCTTGCTGCAACAGCATGGTCAGTCGGTCGAATACGTTTTCGTGAATCTCAGGAAAGAACGGGCCCTGGTTCACGATATCGGTCGGCTGGGTCAGCGGGATCACGCGCAGCACGAACAGGGAAACGCCAGTTGCCGGCGCGGTGAGCATGGTCAGCTCGCTGTCGGCATTGCCGTCCTGCTCGGGCAGTGAGGCGCCTGTAAGCGTGTAGCGCGTGCCGATGCTCTGTGGCGTGACGGCGCCAGTCGTGTCATCGATCAGCGACACCTGCACGTCACTGTTGGCGAAGAAGCGGAACGGCAGCGGAAACACGGTAGCCACACCATTGCCGGCAAACGTGGCGCGGTCGGTGCTGGATGAAACTGTCATAGGTGCAACTCCTTATCGATAAAGCCATTTGGCACGGGGCAGCAGCTTGGCCACATTGCCGCGCGAGTAGAGGACCGGGACCAGTGTGCAGAGCACGAACAGCGAAGGCCAGAACTCGACCCTGGGATCAGGGCCGGCCTGGTGCTGCAGCATGAGGATAGAGTGAACAGCCCAGCCCAGCGAACTGCCGGCCGCCATGGTCGCCATCAGGCTGACAACGGGGCGGTAGCGCGCGGTCGGGTCGCGGTATGAGCACAGCGTTATGGCGATCACCAGCAGCATCAGGCACCGGACAATCACCAGCGCCATACCCATATCAGTCAGCATTCTTTTCACCTCGCTTTGTGCGATAGGGGAAAACTATATCCAAGATGGACTGCACCCAAGGCGGCAAATTCCCGTCACGACGAATTATGCTGCTCCAGGCAATGAACATAAGCACCGCAAGGGCCGCGACAACCGCAGCGACCAGCATAGACTTCTGGCTATACGGCGGCCCCTCTCCGTAGAAAAACACGCCGGCCGCATACCCCACGCCCCAAGAAAAAACCCCGTAGAGCAAGCGCCGAAGGCCCCTTGATGCTGACGGGTACGCCAGATAAAAGCAGCACCCAAACGCTGCGCCGGCTGCCGCGTGCGGGTTTATCGCCGCCAGCACCAGCACCATCAGCCCCGCTATCCACTGCCAAACATGATCGGCCATACCACCCCCTTTTCAAGTATTGGCAGATGGTAGCGACATGCTGGCCACTGCGCTACGACGTCACTTGTTTCGGTTGCCGGTGAACAGCTCCCACCACGGCGGCGTATCGCCGTCACCGGCCCTGTCGAGCCAATCGATGACGCGGTTCGTGGCGATACCAGGCGTCTTGGTCACAGTACCAGTCAAGGCGACCACAGATTTCAGCGCGGTTACATCCGCGTCACCCTGCTTGGCCTGAGTCACGGCGTTACCGAACTGCTCAGCGAAGATATCGATGCTCGACGAGCCGCCACCGAAACCCTGAACACCAGCGACCAGAGGCCGACCGAATGGCGGCAGCCCGGCACCAACAGCAGCGAAGGTTTCCCAGGCCGCAGTCTTCGTCCACTCCAGCGGCAAATCCTCTTCATCCTCGTCGGGAATGTTGCCTTTCACCAGCGCGAACATAAGGCCCTCGATGGTGAACAGCAGCGCCATGTCGACCGCCCAGTTCACCGCTTGGCCTATGTCGGTAAAGGTGGTTTCTGCCGTGCGCCGCCGCGCAATGGCGATCTTGCGGATCATGTAGCCGGCCAGCGTGGTCAGGCCGCGCACCAGCTCGTTCTGCCGGGTCTTGCGCGTCAGGGTGCCGCGCTCCATGGCCGAGCGATCGGCGAACACGCCAGAGCCGGAGGCCTCGACCACCCGTTGATCGGCGTAGGTCACCAGATCCTGCCCGACCAGATCCAGGCTGATGCCCTTCTCGTAGGCGCCCATCCAGGTGACGGCATCGACAAACATCTGCGTCTTGTTGTGCAGCCAGAAGCCGGCCGCAGTCATCGCCATGCGCCAGCCGCCCTTGCCGCGCATCTGGTCTTGCACCAGGGCCAAATCCTTGTTGTAGGAATCAGTCCGCGCCTCACGCATGAAGCTCGATAGCTCATACATCTGATCCCAGTTGGCCGACTGGAACGCATCCTTGTAGCCGCGCATGGCCCAGCGCTTGCCCAGCACCACCAGCGGGTGCGTGCCGGCCAGGTTGAGCATGGAGTTGCCCAGGTTGAACAGCATCACGTTTGCCGTGAAGCCGGTACGCAGCCAGCGGGCCGACGCCGCGGTATAGCCGCTGTCTACCTGCTCACCCTCGGCGGTGTCCTGCAGCCAGATTTCGAGCGCGGTAAACAACTCCTTCAGGTTGCTGCGCTCAAAAGCCCCCTGCACTTCCTTGTCATGCAGGAAGCGCCACGCCTGGTTGACCGGGTCGGTCATGATGATGTCGCGCACGACTTCGCTCAGGTGGCCGGTGACCACGCCGAAATCCAACTTCACCGGGCGACCGCCAGAGCCCACCCGCTCGATCTTGTGGCCGTCCGGGGTGTAGGCCTTGGCCGTGCGCCCAGCGGTCAGGTTCTTGAAGGCGTTGGCCGCCTCGTCCTGGCTGGTCTTGATGCTCAAATCGCCGTCGTACTTGAGCGGGAAGTAGCCGCCGCGCAATACGCGGATCTTGCCGTCACCCAGGCGCACAGGGTACGGGTCGCCCTGCACCTTGGCCGGGGCCACGCCGGTGCGCCGTGCTTCGTTCTCAGCCACCTCTGGCCAGAACTTATCGATCCACGACCACAGCGCCTCCACAAAATCCGCGTCGTTGCTGTCAAGCCGGCGCATGACGGCCTGGATGGTCTCGGCTGTCCATATGCCGCGGCCCTCTTTCAGCAGCGCCTGGCGGTTGCCTTCGTTGCCCAGGTTCGCCATCAGCATGACCATCTGCATCTTGGTCATCGAGTCGCCAATTTCCTGAATGGCGATCAGCTTGCCGGGATCGTTCATCCCGCGGATCTGGTCGTCGGTGTAGAACTGTTTGATCAGGTCAGCCAGGCCCTGGTGCTCGGCCTTCTCGCGGATCACCACATTGCGCCCGGCAACCTGCACCGGCGTGGTGATGTTCTCCTGCACGGCGCCCAGGTCATCCTGGCCATCCAGTTCGCGGGCGATCTGGTCAGCCGGCAGCGTGCCCAGGAACTGGCGGCCCCATGTCCTGAGCTGTTCGCCGAACGACTTGTTGAACTGGCTGTTGCGGGCCTTCGAGGCGTTCAGCTCGACAGTGGCAACGATGGCGTCACGCAGCGGCTCGAACTCGGCCCATTTGTCACCCTTCAACACCGATAGCTTGTTTTTCGCCATCTGGTCGATCTGGCGGATCATGTCCACCACGTCTTCCAGTTCGCCGATGGTCAGCTCTTTCCAGTTGGTGCGCTCGGCACGATCGAGCAGGATCCACTCGGGCGGGCTGACGACGATGTGATCCTCGGCCATCGAGGCCAGGAAGGTGGCCAGGGCCTCGCGCTGCTGGCGGATGGCCCGGCGCGGCGTGCCGAACTCGTACTTGCTCAGCAGCTGGTCGACCTGCTCCAAGAAGTTGAACATCGGCGTGACGGTTGCGCCTTCGGCTTCGGCCAGGTTGGCGGCCGCCTTGGTCGCCGCATACTCGACCCGGCCGTCAGGGTAGGCCAGTTCATAGTTCTCCACGCTTGCGTCCTGCAGACGCTTACGCTTGGCGCCGGCCTTGGTGTAGGCCTTGGCTTGGTCGCGCTTCTGCTGGGCCCGCTCCTGCGCCTTCACGGCTTCCCGGTATAGGTGCAGGTTCATCAGCTGCCGTTCTTTTTCCTCGTAGGCCTTGGGCATGTTGCCGTCAAGCAATGCCGCCTCGACCTCCTTGGCCGCTTTGGTGCTGGCGCGCTGGAAGGTGTAGGGGATCACGTCGCGCAACTTGAGCTTGGCGATGTGCATGCGCGCAGCTTCTTTGATGATGCGGTGCTGCGACGCCTTGCGGCCTGCCTCGCGGGCCAGGGCGCGCAGCTGGATCGCCTGCACCTCGGCTTCACGCTCGCCAACTGCTGCCATGGCTTTTTCGGCCAGGCTGCCGTCGACGCGCGGGTCAGGGTAGCGCGCCGCCATGCGCCGCTCGGTTTCGCTCTTGATGGCTTCGGCCAGGCCAGGCACCGACCGCATGTCGTTGAGCATTTCCACCGGGTTGATGTATCCAAGGATGCTGGCGGCGATATCCGGGTGAATGCCGCCTTCCTTCGCCCTGGCTCTGCCCAGGAATCGCGCCTCTTTGCTCTTGGTGCCGAACAGCTCGGTTACCGCCGCGGTATCCAGGCGCATCAGGCGACCGAGCTGCGGGTGCGGAGTCTTGCCAAACAGATACCGGCGCGCCAGGTAGGGCTGGCTTTCTTCCAGTTCGCCGCGCACCTCGCGCTCGACCGCCCTTTTCTGCTCCCGGTACCACGCCTGTTCCTTGCGGGTTTCGGCGCGCAGTATCTCCTGCTCGATCTCGCTGGTGGCTTCGTCGCGGGCCTGGCGGCTGGCGCGCTCGTAGTTGGCGCGCTCGTCTGGCGTCATCAGTGCGGTGATGCTGCTCTCGAACTGCTCGGACAGGGCCAGGGCCTGCTCGGCCTCAGTGATGGCTGCCTCGCTCGCAAGCAGGCGGTCAAACACACCGCGCACCTCGGGCGACAGTTCAACATTCAGGCGCTTCAGATCCTTGTAAATGCCGGTCAGCCAGCGCTTGAAGCGGGCAAAGGAGCTTTGCAGCTCGATGCTCGGCGCCTTGCCTTCGGCCAAATACTTCTCGAAGCCGCGGGCGAACTGTTCGTGCTGGTCGACGGTCAGTGGCTTGTCGGCTTCTGCACCCAACCACTCGCGGATCACACCATAGTCACCTGACAGCGCTTCGTTGGCCTTGCCGTCGGCAACCAGATCGCCGATCACTTCGAGATAGTAGTGACCCATTTCGTGCAGCACGGTCGACAGATCGCTGCGCTTGTCCAGGCGGATATCGAACTGGCGCACGCCGTTTTGGCGCGGGCCGAAGGTGATCGAGCCGCGGGCATCGCCTTCGCCGGATTGCTCCAGGGTCTGCCGCGGCTCCCGGTACATCGACTCGCTGATCTCGAAGTCGCGGTTCTTGCCCTTGTTTTCGACAAAGCCGAAGCGCTTGTAGAAGCCAGGCAGCCGCGACTTGCTGCCGCCAAAGTCACCGGATGGGGTCAGCCCCACAGTCTTGCCGTTCTGGTCTGCCCACTCAGCAACGCGCTGCATCACTGCAGTGCCAGCGCCTTGGCCGCGGCCTTCCTTCGGTAGCGTGATACGCGACAGGGTAATGCGGTCGCCAGAGCCCAGCAGGTCCAGCTTCAGGCCTGGGAATTCGGCCTCCAATTGGGTGGATAGTTCGCGGGCGGTCTGTCCTTGGGCCGACTGGTTTAGCGTCGTTTGATCTTGATCAGTGCCGCCAGGCCAATAGCCCCACTCCTGCACGCTGTCGCCGCTGGTGAACAGCTCGGACGCCTTGACTTCACTGGTCAGAATCTTGAAGTCGCCCAGGCCTTCACCATGGTCTTCGGCATAGCCGCGAGTAATCGCCACCCAGTCGCCGGAGTTGATCGCGTCACCGGCGTTTGCCGGCACGGCGCGGTAGATTGTCACTACCGCGTCAGGGCTGCCACGCATTGCCTTGGCGATCTTGAACGCCTCTGCGTCGTAAGCGCTTCCGGTTCCGTAGTACCGCTGCCCGTTCGCGCTGTATACGTCATCGGGATAGATGTTCCCGTCGCCAGTGAGGTCGTGCAGTGGCGCGCCATCTTCAGGGCCTGGTGGACGATGCTCCATGTAATAGTCTTGGTTCAGCCGCTGCCCATCTGGCCCGAAGTCCTGCCCGCGCAACAACGCCAGCACGTCCTCGTCGGTGGCGGTTTCCAGATCAACGCCCTGCTCGTCCAGATACGCCTGCAGCGCCTCAAGGCTAGCGGCCTGGTCGCGCAGCGTGGCGTTCTCCTGCTCGACGGAATAGCGCGGCGTTCCTGCGGCTTCCTCGCGCAGCGCATCGATCAGCAGGTTGGGCGTCACGTCTTCACGGGCCACACCTGGGAAGTAGCCGCGTTCCCAGGCGGCCATGGCGGCGTCATCGGGAGACTGGCCGTCGGTGCGCGCCAGGCGGTTGCGGCCGACCTTTCCCACGTCAGCATCGAAGGCCGCCAGTTCGCCGCCTGTATCGGCCAGGCCACCGGCCGCGGTCAGGTATTCGGTCAGGGTCTTGCCGAACATATCGCCAGACTGCGGAATGTCGCCGGCACGCAACCGGCCCAGCATCAGCGTGAGGTCGTCGCCCTTCACGCGGCGCACTTGCTTGGGCACCTCGCGGCCAATGGTCAGCGGGTTGGCCGCCATCACTTCCTCGACGGTCTGCCCGGTCTGCTCAGCCAAGCGCGTCATCACTGCGGCATATTGGCGGGCGGTGGTATCGGCGGCGCCGCGTTCGTAGCCAGAGCCCAGCAACTGGCCCATCACGTCAGAGTAGGCGCTGGCCAATTGATCGGCCTGGCCGAACTGGCCGGCGATGCGCTCCATGTCGGCGACCATCTGCCGGTCGAGTTCCTGCACTTCATCCAGGCTGTAGTCGTTGCTGGTCACTCGCACGCTGCTACCCAGCAGCTCGTCGTGCTCGGACAGGTACGCCAGGTAACTGCTGTTCTTCATGCGGATGGTGCCGCCAAGCTCGACTTGGGCGGTGTAGTGCGCCGGATCGATTCCGACGTTCTCCAGCAATTCGGGAATGTTGACCATTCCCGACTGGTTCAGCTCCTGCAGCTTGGCCGCTGGGATCTCGATGAACTCGTTCGGCTGGCCCGCCAGTTGCTGGCCGACGATGGCGTCAAAGCTGGCCGGGTCGTTCTGCCGGGTGCTCGATTCCAAAGCGCCGGCGACCAGGCTGCCCTGCACGCCGGCCGCACGCTCGGCACGCCGCGCCTGGATCATGTGATTGGTGAAGCGCTTGGTCGCGAAGGCGCCGGCTTCCGGCCCTGCCATCAGCGCGCCGACGACGCCCTCCAGGGCCACCTCCTTCACGTCAATGTCGCTGGCCTGGCCACGCTCCGCGAATTGCCCGGAAAGCTCGCCAAGCGCTTCCAGGCCGCCCTGCACTGGCACCTGCACGCCGGCATTGATCCATTCGCGCGTTCCGCTGCTCAGCGCCTTGCCGCCAATGGTGGTGGGCGCCATCACGCGCCCCAGCAGGCCGAAGCTGGCCATCGACACCGCTCCGATGCCGGCACCGTAGCGCGCCGACCGTTCGTTGGCCTCGCTCAGCAGGTCGTCGTCGCGCAGGGCCTGCAGCAGCTGCACCGGGTCGGATGGGTCCACGCCCTTCTCGCGCAGCACCTCAAGGAACTTGTAGTTCGCCGCGGTCGAGCCCTCGGCTACGCCGCCGAGCAATGGGTTGATCAGGCCAGCCAGCAGGCTCTGGCCCATGTCTGGCAGGCTTTGCCCTGCCACCCGGCCCAACCACATCGGATCATCTGCGATTACGCCCAGCACGCCGCTGACGCCTTCAGCTTCCTGAAATGCCACATCGCCCGGATCAACCGGCCGCTGGTTCAGGTCGTATTGCGCCACGCGGGCCTTATCCAGCGCCAGGTTGCGCTCCAAGTTGGCGTTGTCGCGCATGACCTTGCGCCCGGCCTCGTCGGTGTTGCGGTACTCGTTGGCCCACGGGCTGCTGAAGTCGTCGCCGGCATCGACCCTGGCAAAGTCCTCGCTGATGCGGTCCAGCTGCACCAGGCGCCCCGGCGTGTCGGCCAGGGTGTCCTGGTCCCACCACTTGCGGATCGGCCCGGCGATTTGCCGCTCGAAGAATCCTTGCTCGTAGAAGTCGGATTTCTGAATCGCCTGCTCCATGCGCTGCAGGTTGTCCTCGTCGCCCTTGGCCACGATGGCGTTGTTCGGGTCGCTCAGGGCTTCTGCGGTGCGTGGCGACTGGCTGAACAGGCCGGCCAGTTTGTCCTGCTGCTTTACCTGCTCGATCTGCTCCCAGTTGTCATAGGCGACCTTGGCCGGCACGCCAGACTTGCGCTGCACCTGCAGGGCCTGGGCGAACTTGCTCGGTTCGAATGCTGCAGCAACCGTCATCGAGCTCTTGAAATTGACCTGGCGCTGGTTGGCGATCTGGCTCTGGATCTCCTGCGCGTCCTGCTCGGCCAGGTTCTTCTGGATGCTCTCGCTTACGTCTGCGGCGATATCAATTTGCATCAGCGTTTCACCTTCAGCCCGCGGGCCTCAAGAATCTGCAGGTATGCCTCTGCAATGGTTTCGTCATTGACCTGTTGCACGCCCATGGCGCCCAAGCGCTCGACGGCGCGCTGGCGTTCGTTCGGGGTCAGTTCGTCCACGTCGATATCCTCGGGGTCGACGAAAGCGCTGCGCGATTGTCCGGCCTTCACCTGCCAGGCCGGAATCAAGTCTTCGCTGAACAGCCCGGTGCCGCTCATGCGCACCTCGACCAGCAATTGCTCGGCGATCTTCTGCGCCTCCTGCGGGGTCGGGTCGGCCTTGTTCTTCTCCACGAAGGCATCGCGCAGTTGGTTGTAGGAATTCTCGAACTGGGCGCGGGCCATGCGGTTTTTCTCCGACTGCGCGTCCTTCGACGTGCCGGTCAGGATGCCGGCCAGGCCCATGACCGACTGCACTGACTTGTATTCAGCGGCTTGGGCTGCCTGGGTTGTACTGTCGCCCTTCTGCGCCTTCTGGTAAGCACCAAGCACGCGCGTGAAGTCGGTAGGGTTGAGGTACGGCCGAATATCCCGCTCGATGCTCAGCTCTGCCAGCTGCGCGGTCGGCATGGTGATGAACTCCTGCAGCTTCTTGTCGTCGGTTTCCGGCGCGATGCCCTTGCGACGTAGCGTGTCCATGCGGATTAGCTTGGCTTGGTCATCGGCCGACAGCGCGTCGAGTTCTTGCGCCGGCAGGGCATTAAACCCCTGGTCCATCACCACCTTGGCGGCTTCCTCATAGCTGGCTTTGTCCTCCAGGTCTTGGGCCTTCTTCAGATCGTCGAGCTTGTCCTGGGCGTACTTGCGCAGCCTCTCGTCGCCTATCTTGTTCACCTGTTTGGTGGCGTCGGCATAGCGCCTGGCAGCCGGCACGTCACCGCCCATCTGCCCGGTGATCTTTTGCGTGTATTCGCGGGTTTCCTTGAACGGGATCTTGTCGATAAATTCCTGCTGGCTGATCTCGCCCTTGCGCGGGTCGCCGTTCTCTTTCAGCCACTCGTCAACCGAGCCGGGGCCGGCGTTGTAGGCAGCCACGGCCAGGGCCTTGTCGCCGCCATAGCGACCCAGCATCTTGCTCAGGTAGGCATTGCCGAGCGCCATGTTGTAGTTCGGGTCGGCGGTCAGGCGTTCCTCGCTGTACGGCACGCCAAGTTCGGCGGCCATTTCCTTGGCAGTGTCCGGCATCAGCTGCATCAGCCCGCGCGCGCCCTTCGGCGAGACGGCAGCGGGGTCGCCGCTGCTCTCTGCCTGGATGATCAGCGCAGACAAGCCGCTGTCGCCCAGATTGCCGGACTCCCACAGGCTTGTGCCAATCTCCGACCCCATCTGCTGGCGCACGGCAGTGCCGAGCAACTTGGTAACCTTCATCTGGTCGTCGGGCGTCATGTACTCGGCCGCGGTGGCGAAATACTGCTGGGCCTGCATCGGGTCATCGACGGCCATGCGCTGCACCACCTGGGTGGCGATGCCGCTGTTGAATGCCTGGATGTTCTGCTGCACGGCTTCAAGCGGCAGACCCTTGCGCTGCGCATTGGCGGCGATCACCCGGGCGCCCTTGTTCTGGTAGTAGGCGATCTGCTGCGGGTCTTTGTAGTAGGCCGTGGCGCCAGCCGCCGCCGACTCCAGCGAGGCCTTGTCGGTTTCGTCATAGAAGGTCTGGCGCTCGCCGAACTCGTAGCGGTTCAGCTCACCACTCAGGCCCTGGCGCTGGCCGGCCGCGATCTGATTCCAGCGGGCACGCTGGCGCTCATTGGTCAGCGAGTCGCCCAGGCGCTTGGCCTGCTGGTCGAACTGCGGCAAGGTCTGGTTGGTGATATCCAGAGCGTTGCCACCCTTGCGGCTGTAGACCCCGCTTTCCGGGTTGAACATGGCCTGCAGCTTCCAGTTGCTCAGCTGCGCCTCGGCCTCGATCAGAGCAGCGTTGTCGGCGTCCTCCATGGACTTCTGGAATACCTTGCCGGCCGCGCTGGTCAGTTGCTGGCCCAGCTGGTTCATCGAGTCGTCGACCGGCTGCGCGCTTATTTGCGGCGCCCCGATGCCGCGGCTGCGCACGCCCGGGCCTTGTAGCGTTGGAATCTGGATCGCCATGCTTTACCCCTTACGCATAACCTTGGTTGTAGTTCAGCCGGCTGGTGCCGCCCGCGATTGCCGTCTGCGTGCCAGCACTGAAGCCAGACCCGCCGCCGCCGCCGAACAGGCCACCGGAGAACGATGAACTGGCGCCGCCAATCGCCCCGCCAAGCATCGACATCATTGGCGCCTTGCTGCCCTGCTTCTTCAGGTTCTTGGCGGTCAGCAGCTTGTCACTGGCGTCCACCTCGTAGCCGTAGGCCTCGCGCGCGGCGTTGTTGCTGATGGTCAGGGCATCTAGTTCGCCGAGCTGTGCCACGTCCTGCTCGAGCACGCCATAACTGTCCTGGCCGATTACGCCACCACTGGCCGCCATGGCTGCACGCTGGCTACCGATCAGACCTTGCGTCTGCACCCTGGTCCAGTCGGCCTCTTGCATGCCGCGCACCTTGGAATCGGCAGCGGCTTGGTTGAGGTAAAGCGCATTCTGGCGCAGGGCGCCGGCCTGGGCGTTCGCCGCGGCCTTCTGTTGCTGCCCTTGCTGCATCCCTTGAACTGCGCCGATTGCTATCGGAATCAATGCCATCCAACACAAGGTGACCTTCCTTGCAGGCATTGCCTGCTGAAAATTTAATTAAGACTTCAGGCGCGTTCGCGCGTGAACTTTCTGAATGGTAGCCCGGCGACGCCGTAGGGCACAGGCTCATCAATGGTTGCGCCCAGCCAGGACAGCCAGCGGATGGCATCGACGTTGCGTGCATCCACATAATTGACCAGTGACCAATGCCGTTGATGCATTTCGACCATCACCGCACGGCTGGCGCGCAGGAAGCCGCGCCGGTCGCTGACGATGTGGTCAGTGGTGACCATCCAGGGCACGCCGATGCCAATGCCCGCCATGGTATCGCCGACGGCCGCCAGCGGCTTGCCCTTCGACTCGATCACCCAGGCGCGAAGGCTGTGCTCGAGGCACTGCAGCAGCGCTTCCTTGATTTCCAGGCCACAGCACGCCTTGATCTCGGCGACGTCAGCAGCGCGCGCACAGGCGGCAATCCTTGCCGCATCGCCGAAGCGCATCGGTCGAATGGTCGCGCTCAATATTCACCCCCGGCATCCATGCGCGGAATCAGCGCCAGGATGTTCAGCGGCAGCGGGTCGCGCTGCACCACGGTGATCTTGCCGTTGCCGGCCCATGCGTCGGTGATGATTTGCGTGGCCTTGCCGGTGATGGTCTGGATGGACCCGTAGTCGTCAGTTTCGCGCCGCGGCTTGAACTCCCACAGGTCGGCCTCGCTGTTGCTGCGCCCGTACCAGCCGCCGCGCGACTCCAGCAGTACCGCGGTCACCGCCTTGATGATCTTGGCCTTGTCGCTCAGGGTTTCCTGATTCGGCACCGTGACTTCCAGGGTCTGCAACTCCGATTCATAGGGCAGGCCAACCAGCGCAATGGCCCCAGCCGTTTCCAGGCTAATGGCGCCACTGGTGACCGTCAGGTTCCTGACCACGTTGCCGTCGACCAGCGCAACCACGTCGCGGCCTTCGAGGTGATCCAGCCCGGCCAGCGTGTCGCGGGCAATCGCCCAGGTGGTGAACGCCACACTGCGAATCGCGGCAGGCACCTCGCCAATCGGGCGCACCGTCACCACCGCGCCGCTGGTGAAGCCGGTAATGGTCAGGCGGAATGGCTCGGCGTCAGGCGTCGGGATGTACTGCACCTCGTCGCCCACATCGCCGGCAGCGAAGCGCGAACCGTTGGAACTGGTAAGGGTCAGCGGCTCGGGATACTTCCAAGTGGTGCCGCCGCTCAACGTCATGGTTTCTGCGGTGGCGTTGGTGCCGTCATAGCGCAGGCCGCAATCAACGAACCACGCGTAGCTGATCAGCGATTCACCCTGATAGGTCGGCAGTTGCCGCTGCGCCATGCGCTCGACATAACGCACTGGAGCCCCTTCCACCGTGCGCTCGACGCACAGATACACCGAGTCTTCGCGCCCTTCTGGCACCGAGCACAGCGACAGCACGTCGCCATCGGTGTTGTGCCGGTGCCAACCGATAACCTGCTGCTCGGCCATGTAGGTCACGCCCACCATGTCGCCGTCGGAACGCACGCCCCACACGATGGAATAGGGGATCTTCTGGTAGTCCCAATCGACCAGGCTGTTCTCTTGCAGCATCTGCGGCGACAGCACGCTGATATCGTTGCCACTGAATCCGTCGGATTCCAGCGAGTAGCCGAAAGCGGTCACGGTGCGCCCGCGCTCCTGGGCATAGATTGCGGTGTTGTTGAGCACCAGCGGGCGCAACTGGCCGATGCCGTTATAGGTCTGCGGGTCGCCACTGATGGTCTTGGAAGTAAAGCCGCTGGCTTGTCCGCTGATAAGCCACTCGGCGCCGTCGGTGAAGGTCATCAGCGAGCGCAGCGGGGTCAGGTGATTGATCCGGTTCACCTCGGTGCTGGCGATGGTCCAGACGATCGAGTCGTCATCCTTGGACGGGAACGAATAGCCGAAGTTGGTAAACACCCCGGTGCGGCTGAACCACAGCGTTTGCGGGCGGTTGTCGGTGCTGGCGTAGCACAGCCGTTGCTGGAAGTAGCCGACGGCGCGGGGAAAGTTGCCGGCGCCTACAAACGGATCGGTGCCGGTCGGCGGCGTGTCGCTTTTCACCGGGGCCAGGTTCTCGTCGGTGAATGAGGTCGAAGTCGCCCGGCCGATAAATCCGTAAATCCCCGCCCCGGCGTTGTCTTTGTACAGGTGGTAATAGGTCGCGCCAGCAACCGCATCCCACACTATCGACGCCTTGAGGTTGTCGGTCTTGACGTTGATCGAATTGGACGTGACCGGCAATGATTCTTCGCTGGTCTGCGTGCCATCATCGACCACAGCCGTCACTTGGTAGCGCCAGGCCTGGGTGATCGCCGAACTTCCGCCCGCGTCTGCGGTCGCGGTGGCGCTGGCCGGCGCCGCGATGCTCGGCACCAGGCTGACCGGCGCAATGGTCCAGTCGTCGTGATCGAGCCGGATAAGCTTCTGTGGCTTGTGGCTGGGGTGGACGATATCCATCACGTCTGCCGACTGGGTGTAGTTGATCTCGAAAATCTGGTCACGGGTGAACGGCGTGACCAGCTCGAACGGCAGTCCGATATCGGGGCCGGCACTGTTCAGCACCAACCCACCGTTGCGGTACAGGCGCATCTTCAGGTGGGTGAACTCCAGCGCATAGGTATCGTTTACGCTGAACTTGAAGCGGATCAGGCGCGCCACCTCATTACCGAGGGTCTGCGCCAGGAACATGGTGCCGGGGCGATTCATCACCCCGCCGTATGGGCTGACGATAAAGTTGCTGCACTTGGCCAGGCCGGTCTGGTAGGCCGCGATATCGGCGCGCGCGGCCAGTTCCGGCCCCAGTTCGCCGCGGGAAAAGCTCGGCTGGATCAGTGAGATCGTCATGCGTGAATCTCCGTCTCATAGATCGACGGGAACGGACCGTCCGGTTCGCCTTCGTTGAGGCTGGCACACATGGCGATTTGCACGAATTGTTCGGCCAGCTGCAACAGGTTTTTGCGATTGCCTGGGTCGTTCTTCAACGGCATGACGATCAAGCCGGCCAGGCGGTAGCCCATGGCCTCGACGAACGAGGACGGCCAGCGCTCAACTTCCTCGATGCGCTTGGTGTAGCGCAGCACAGCGTCTGGCGTGTCGGTCAGGATCACCCGGCCGTCGGCTTCGTACTGCACGTCGAACTTGGGCCGGAGCGCTACCGGCTGTGTGCGCCCCGTCTCGCCCATGACTTCGTGGGCATTGATGCAGTCGTTCGGGTAGCGGTAGCGAAAGCCCCAGCCCAATGGCGGATCGCCCAGGTCGGCCAGCACCACGGTGGCGGTGGCAAACTTCCATTCCATGTCCTTGTAGGAGAACAGCGCATCACGGCAGGTATCCCAGTACCGCGAGCAAATCACCCGCTCGGGGCTGCGCTCCAGTTCATTCGCTACCGTTGAGCTGACACCGATGTGCCCTAACGCCATGTTGTAAACATCGATCTTGCTGGCCATGCGTTTCCCCTATCTGGTCATGTTCTGGACTGCTTGCACTATCGCCGTATTACAGCAGATCGCCAAATTGCAGGCGAAAAAAAGCCCCCAAACAGGGGGCAAATGGTGGTGAGGTGTACTTATGCGTCCGGCAGGTTGCTGTCGGTCGCGTGGTGGGAGCTGGTTGCGAGGTCATCCTGGCCCGAGGAAGGTGCGCCGTCCGTGACTACCAGAACAATCTCGCCGCCAGCATTCAGGCGATCGGCTTCGGCTTCGGCTTTCGCCTTGGCATCACCGTCAATCTTCTTGAAAACAACGCTGACGCGGCTGCCGTCCGCGATGCGCTCTACTGCCCAGTTGCCGGCACCAACGCCGGGCCCATTGTGTTTCGCCGCGAATTGGTCAACACCACCAACAACCACGATAGCGTCAACCTCCTTGAGCCAGCGGCCAGGGCGAACCCCGGCCGGCAGCGTGACGATTGAATCAGCGCCCTGACCCGGCGACACCAGCTTACCGCTGATGTAGTGCGGGACGTGGGTCACCTCATAGCGCTTGGCCATTCAGCCCCCTTAGACCACGTAGTTGCGGGCATAGGCGCGGAACGCCTGCACGTCGGTGGTAAGGAAGGCGTCGAAGGCGCCAGCGGTCAGCGGGCCGCTCGCCACGGTGTAGCGCACGCCCAGGTAGCGCTCGTATTCGCCCATCGGCAGTTTCACGGCGATCAGCACAGTGCCGACCGGCGAGAACGCCGCGAAGGCCAGCGCGCCAGTGGTGAAGTGCACGGTCGCAGAAGTGGCCAGGTCGACGGTGCTATCCGACTCCAGGCTCACGGTCAGGGTGGCATCGCTGCTGGTGTCGGTGGCCGCGGTCTGAGTCGAAACGACCAGATACACGTCCTGGCCGGTGCCGATATCGCGCAGCGGGTTGAGGCCGGAACTGTTGCTAATCAGGTCCATGACGTTGGTGGAAATGGCCGTGGCGGTGACCGCCTGGGCATCGGAAAACTCGGCTTGCTTGTCGACGTACATAAGTGGATCTCCTGTAGTCCTGGAAAGGTGTTGCGTGGTCTTAGACCACGCGCGCCTCGGAGTTGAGAATGGCGTCGACACGACGCACCGGAACTTCGCCGAACATCAGCGCAGGCTTGCCGTCGACTTCGTCATACATCAAGGTCGACGCGGCCACCTTGTTGACGGTCTGGCGGCGCAGGAAGCTGCGGATGGTGCGGTTACCGTAGTACGCCGGCTTGACCCCGGTCAGGGTGTGGATCATTTCCTGGGCCTGGGTCATCAGGTCGATCAAGTCGGCGCCGGCGCTGGCGTTCTTGGTCAGGTCGGACACATCGATGTTGGCGATGCGCACCACATAACGCCAGTCCGGCACAGCGATGCCGCACTTCCATTCGAAGCGATCGCCGTAGGCGCGGAAGCGGTTGTTGTTGCTGTCGAAGGCATCGATCTTGCCGAGGTCTTCGTGGTCCAGGCCGGCCTTCGAACCCTTCGGGAAGATGCCGTGGATGCTGCGCGGACCCCAGCCGACCAGCCAGACCGAGGTGTTGTCAGTGCCGGTGCCGCCCGCATCGATCACGTTGACCTTGTTCTCGGCGCCACCGGAAGTGGTCGGCACGTCATCGAAGCGCGGCGACAGGCCCACGAAAGCCTCGGGCGTGAGGCGGTCGCCGTAGATGACCTGCTGTTGCATCTTCTGGTTCATCGCCTCCAAGAACGAGGTCGACTGAGTCAACCGGTAATTGGTGGTGTTGCCGTTGAGGTCGGCCAATGCACAGTCGATCTCGGAGCGGCCTTCGAGGATGCCACAGGCTTCGTCCAACTGGGCGGTGGTCGCCTTGCTCGGCGGCACGCCGCTGTTGAGCTTGCGAAAGATCACTTCCGGCAGGCCGGTGCGCACGGTGGTGCGGTGGCCGGTCGGCAGGTTGCCCTCGAACCAGGGCATGTCGATCAGCATTTCGTTGTCCTGGCTCAGCAGTTCGGCGATGGCCGCGGTTCTGCCGTCAGGATCCAAGGTTTTGGCAACATCCAGCAGCGTCACTTTCCCGGTTAGCGTGGTCATAGGTGTTTCCCCTTAATTGGATGTAGGCCAGAGTCGCTCTTCGATACTGCGAGGGCCTTTACTCGCGTTACCGCCGTGCTCCAGCGTGTCCTGCGACATTGCCGAGCCAATAGAGTGCATGAATTTGAAGAACTCGGGGTTGGAACCGAGCGCCGACTGGTTGAGCATCTGCCGGAACTCCGGCGTGGCGAATTTGACCATGACCTTGCTGGTGATCTCCAGCGACTTCTGGAAGTTCTCGCCGCCGATCTCCGGCAGCTTGGCGCACTCGTCGGCCCAGGTTTTGTTGAGGTGGGTGATCGCCTCGACTTGCTCCTGCTCGATCTGCTCGGGCGTTGGCTGGCGGGCCTGGTCGATGGCCAGCAGCGCCTCCATGGTTTCCTGGGCCTTGTCTTGCGGCAGGCCGAGCTTCTTGAACAGCTCCTGCACCTGCGGCATCACGGCTTCGTCCAGCTCTACGCCGTCGGGCAGCTTGAACTGGTAGGCCTCGGGCACGTCGGCGGGCTTGGCTGCCTGGTCTTCACCCTCGGCTGGCTTGGTGGCCTCACCGTCAGGTTTGGCCAGGTCGCCCAACAGGCTGCCGGCTTCGGCGGCAGGTGTGGCTGGCGCGGCAGGATCAGCAGCAGGGGCTGGCGCGGGTGCAGCGGGTGCGGCACCGCCGCCTTCGCCGCCATCGGCAGGCGCTTCGTCCTGCAGGTAATGGCCAAGCATGCGATGGATGAAATGGTTCATTCAGCACCCCCAGCAAGCTTGCTACGCAGCTCGTAGCCCATAAGCGGCCAGACTTTGGCGACAGCGTTCTGGCGGGCGATCTTGCGGCCAAGTTCGGCGTCGAAGTTCTCAGGGCTGGCGCAGGCCGACTCACCGGTGACGGTGAAGCCGTTGCGCAGCACCAGGACGCAGAAGGTCAGCAGGTCCAGAGTTGCGCGCGCTTCAAAGCCAGCAATTGTGTTGGCTGTAGCCTGGCCAGCAGTGAAATAGTGCTCGCTGGCAATGTTCGCCTCAAGGCTGGCCGGCGTGATGCGCGGCGCGGTCAGGCCTTTGGCTTGAATCTCTTGCTCGATCGATTTGTCATTCATCGTTTTCGTTCTCCAGTTCGGACTCGGCCCGTTCTTGTGCAAGCCTTGCCCGGTTTTCCACCACCATGCGGTCGTACAGTTCAGGGCATTCGACCAGCAAATCGTTCATCACCTGCAGGGCAACCGTGCGCTTACCCTCGTTGTAAGCAAGCTCTACCGGCTGCACTATCTGGCACTGGCTGTAAATGCCCATCACCTCGAACCGCTCCCATATCACCCGGCGAGCGGCCGGCGTGCTCATCATCGTGCGCCAGCCTTCGCGTCGTTCAATGGCCGCCAATTTAGCGGCCTCTGCCTGTTTGGTCAAAATATAGACACCTTTGGTTAAAGTGCGCCGACCAGGGCGCTCAGGGCAGTATCACCGTCGGTTGGCGTTTCCGCCAATGTCTTGGCCCCTTGCGCCATGGCCATGCCTTGCTCCATCTGCTGTTGCTGGGCCTGTGCCTGCGCCCTGGCCTGGCGAATGGCACCCACCTGCTCGGCGTCACGGATCATGGTCGGCGGTGCCCCGACCGCGGTGTAGTACGCCTCCTGCGCCTGGTCGGTATCGATCTTGTCGAAGGCGTCTTGCTGGCCAGACTGCACCAGCATGGAGGTGAACTGCAGCGCCCGCTCGATGCTGCCAACGGCTACAGCCTTCTGCGCCTGGGCCAAGATGCTGACGTACTCGACAGTCAGCGGCACGCCGGTCAGTTCCTCGGGCGGCGGCGGGATCAGCGGAGTACCGGGCAGCAAGCCCATCCAGATCGGTTGCGACTGCTCGAGCATCACCGAGAAAACCATGTCCATCAGCGGGTCAAAGAGTTCGTCATTGTTGCGCTCGACCACCGGGCCAAGCATCAGCATTTTCTCTTCCTTGCGCTGCGACACCTCGTAGGCAGTCATGGTGCCTTCGGACTGGCTGATCAGCAGAAACAGGTCTTCGAAAAACGCCTCCGATATCGCGCCGATGCACTCGTTGATCTCGCCGCGGATGTTTGGCAAGACGTTCGGGTCCGGGGTATAGGCCGGCATGAAGGCCTGGCCGACCAAGTTGTCAGGCACCCAGGCAATGCCGCCCGGCACCAGGCTTGCGGCTTGCCCGCGCATGCTCAGCGGCGCGGTGGTGGCCGGCCTGGCGTACTGCTGCACCACGCGCAGCTTGTCAGCCTCCAACAATTGCAGCTCGCGGGATTTTCCCAGGGCCACGTCGCCCGGCCCGGTGCCGTAGACGTTGGTTCCGTTCACGTCCCAGCGCGGTGCCATGATCGGGAAGGCGGTAAAGCCACCCTGGCGCAGCACCATCGTATCGTTGCCACCCTTCTCCCAGTAGGTCGAACGCCAGGGCATGGCCTTGTTGTCGACGCGTTTCATGTCAGCGTCGGGGTTGGGCTCAATCAGGTGGCAGACGCACACCGGTTTCAGTTCGCCGCGCTCCGCTGCACCCTGGGCATTGAGTGACAGATTGTCCTTGCCGAACTGCTGCGCCATCTGCCGCGGGGTCATCGTGTACTCGCGATAGAAGGTATCGACCACGCCGCGTGCGCTGGTATCCAGGGCGAAGGTGCCGACAGGGTAGTGGTAGAAGCGGATCACGTCTTGGTCATCTGGCAGTGCGCACATGGCCGCGGTGCCATAGACCGCCTGACTGTGGAAGATCTGCGGGAGGATGTTGTACAGGTTCGACTTCGACAGCACCGAACGAATCGACTCCTGCACTTCGAACAGCCAGCGCTGCACGGCCGAGGTGCGCGGCACGCCGTTCGGTGCTTCCAGGTTGAACCATGGCCGGGCCTGGCTGGCCATGCCGCTGGCCATGCCGGCCGCGGCAATCTGCGCCGAGCGCATGGGCCGTTTGTTGTTGATCTTCTGGTCGCGGCGCCGGCCTTCGTTCGGCAGGTCACCATCAAACTGTCCATCGTTGGGCGCCAAGTAATCGCGCATGAGCTTCCACTTCGGAATCCATGTGCTATCGCGGTCAGCCAACAGCTGTTGGCCCTTCTTGCGCACCCGCTCCGCTTCGGCCATGTCGATTCTAGGCATGCTCAGCTCCCTAGCAGGGTCTTGGTGCCGGTGCTGACGGCCGACAGGCCACCGGTGCGGTTGGTGCCGGACAGCCCGGCTGCTGCCAGTTGGCGCTTACGCTGGGCCTCGCGCGCAGCCAGGGTGTCGTCGGATACGGCGGTTGGTGTGGCGGGCGGTGTGGCGCCGGTCTCGTTTGCCGATTCTTTCGCGGCTTTCTCGGCTTGTTCGGCTGGCGACAGCGCCCTTTCCGAGCCGTACAGCGTGTCGCCGGCAGGATCGGGCAGGCCCATCTTCTTGGCGAACTGGTGGCCGAGGTCGAACTTGGCGACGGCCTTGCGGACTTTCTTACCCATGGTTGAGTCTCCTGTACTTGATGGCGTAATGCCGATGGGTTACCCGGTGAGAGTAGGCGACGAACTGAAAACCGAGTTTGCGCCCAGTCTTCACCAGCCAGCGCAGGAACTCGCCGCCAATCTTGCCGCGATGCTCAGGCACAACGTACTGCCATTGCAACGTCAAACAGCGGCCGACGTGCATGTCATCATCCACCAGCACACAGGCGAAGCCGATCAGGCGGCCATTGTCGACGACAAGCAACTCATATCGATAGGCGTCCTCGGTCGCGGCCAGCATGCGCTCGGTGACTTGCTCCAGGCTGCCGCCCTCGCGGAACTCTGGCAGTTCGGCATATACGGCCGGGATGACGTCAGCGCCCAGGCACAGATCGCCCGGCGCCAGCCAATACGATTTGATCATGCCAGCGGGTCCCAATCGGTTTGCACGTCGCCGCTGGCGTTCACTGAGTACGGATCCCAACTGGTATGCATGCCGGCGTCCTGTATTTTCATCACAGGCATAGCGTAGGTCAGGGCCAGGCTGTCGCCATCGTCAGGGCTGATGCCGAGGCGCTTCTTGATATCGTCTTTCTTCTCAAGCTACAGCTGGTCGCGGGCGTTGTGGTTGTACTCGGGGCTGGTCAGTTCGGTTTCCAGTTCAGGGTCGTCATCGATTGCCAGGCCGGCGCGGATGCCCTCGCGCATCTTCCACCACATATACG